ACCAAATCATCATTATGTCCATCATCTGCTTCAAATGATTGTCTTTTTGATATGAATGAAATTAATTCATCAATTGTATCAAAATCATCAATAATTAATTTGTCTTCTTCAATGAGGTTTTTCAAGTTGGAGCAACCTACTCTTTTTGTGGCAGTGGTTGTCCGTATTCCTAACTGAGATCCTCCCTTACCAAAACCACCATCGAGAGTTTGACCTTTTCTTCCTCTCACAGATGTCATTAGAATGTTTTCATATTCGAATTCACTATGGAGAATATCAGCCACTTGTCCACCGATATCATTTATTTCAACCATACAATATGCCTCATTATATTGTTTGCATAGTGAGTGTATAATTGTAGGATAAACCATCGGTGAAATTTCATTATTTTTAAATGTGGCAACTATTTTATATGGATCATCTGTGTTCGTGATATCAATAATGGACAATGCGTGGTAATCTTGTCCTTGACCTCTTGCAACATCAACACCCATAAAATAGATGTGATCCTTTTGGGGTTGTTCGTATACTCGAAGTCCCTCGTCTGTTTTATGAATAGGCGTTTTATATACAAGAGACTTCAACTTGACTGATGAAATCAGAGTATTAGTGGATCCAATGAAGTCACATTCAAATTCTGTTCTAAACTGTTCTTCACTGGTGTTTGCTATCGTCTGTGCTTTCCAAGCGGAATCTCTTCCGGGAATTTCATCCCAGTTGACTTCAATAGGAACATATGTATTTCTTCCCTCAACCGCATCCATCCACATTCTATAATACATGTTCAACCCCTTGGGAGTTGAAACGATAAGAACCTTCGTAGTCTTACCAGATGAGATGGTGGGATATACTGAACTGAAGAACTCTTCAGCGACACCCTGCGGAACGTATGCGAATTCGTCCATGAAAATCATGTTAAAAGAACCACCACGAACAGCACTAGAAGAAGTGGCGGATGCGAGAATCTTAGAACCATTTTCTAGTTCGATTGATCCTTTGTTCCATTCGACAATACCTTGCTGTATCCATTTGGGCAGATGTTCGTATGCTAGTTTTAGTCTACCAAGCAGTTCTCTTGCAGTAGCAAGTTTATTAGCAAGAATGGCTACATTTACGCTTGGGTTGAATAATGTGAAATGTAAGAGGTATGAAATAACAGTTGTAGATTTACCACTCTGTCTAGGCAGTTTTGCAATAACAAACCTGTTCTTGTGTATTTTATTAATAATATCCCTTTGGAAATCATACATGTCAAAAGGAACCAGTCCTTCATCGACATTTACAATTTGAACATATTTTTGGATAAAGTATTCAGGTTCAGCAGCACATTTCAAGTACTCTTTGACCTGTTCTTCTGTAAAATCCAAAGGAACATCAGATGCTTTTAGATTTTTATTACCAAGATATGAGTCTTCATTCGGCATTATCTAGATCTTCTAATTGTTTTCTCTGGTTCTTTACCAGATCTTGAAGTGCTTTAGTCGAACCAACAAAAATGGAGTTGTTGGTTATATTCTTTGTGTTTCCGTGAACGGAAGAATCTTCCTTCTTAATCTCCTTGATGGACTTGTGAAGCGAGATTAAGTCTTTATTTGCTTCGGACACACTCTTGATCAGTTGAGATACAACTTCGTATGCTCTCGGAGAATCACCCTCAGAAGCAACCGATAGAATACCATCTATTGCAATTGTGCCTTTTTCTACGATGTCTTTGAGGTTTCCTCTGACATAATCATAGTCACGTTCGAGATGAAAGTCTTTCATGCTTTTTTGAGGAGCAGGTATGATCTCGGTTTTTGGTTCTTCTACAATCTCTGCGTCAATTATTTCGTGTTCTACATTTAACGCTTCGCTTATTCTTTCGTTGACTTTTTTCTTAGCCATTTATCACCTCAATTATGCATAAGTTACACCAGCAACATCCATCGATGCACCTTGTACAAACTTGATGCTTTCGGATGAGTAATTATTTATACCGGAAGACGAACCAGATGGACCGGTTACTGTGGTTATGACTCTAGACAACGCAGCAGTTGCACCAGAAACACCACCTGTAGTTGTGAAGTCTTCTGTGTCCAAGAATTTGATATCTACCTCTCTGATGATCTTCGATGTCTTTACAGGTCCGTAGACGTATGATTTTGCCAAGAATGAAAAATCAAACTGAATTGATCTTCTTGAATCAAAATCACCTTCATAGTCTTCCACAATCGTAGAAGATTGTAGTATGATTGGAACATCCACCTTAGTATGTAACGAGTTGAAGTTCAAAGATACGTTAAACTCTGGAGTGAAGTATGGAAGAATTTGTTCGGTTATCTGTAAACCATCATCCATGTGCCTAACCATTGCAGACAATTGAAACGTAAAATTGTACGGAACCTCAGAATAATCATAGGACAGTTTTTGACCAGCAGTAACACCAGATGTCACATGATACCTGTTCATCGTATTTCTTTTGCGACCAGGATCATAGTCCATACCAGTAATTTCAAACCCAAGTCTAGGCAGAGTAATCTGTGTCTTTATATCGTCGCTTATAGAACCTTGTTCAGTTATTCTTCTTAGGAATTTCTCTTTAGGACCATATGCAATTGGAACCTTAACTCTTTCTTTGGTAGTCCCATCTGCATTTTTTCTATCTACCTCTATGTCATTGAACATAGATCCAAATGCAACAACAAGGTTCCTAACAGAGTTGTGGTAAAATGTAGTAAACATTATAGGTTACCCTCCGAGAACGGATCTTTGTCTGTGAAGTCGAAAATTGAATCTGCTTCAAGTTCGAAATCATCAGCATCATCGAAGTCTTGTGCGATTGTAAGAGTTCTAATTGATGGACTTGCTGTTGTTCCTGCTTTATAGAAGGCACCAGAAGTAGATCCAGTGACACCTGCGGTGTTACCTACACCAATGATAAATCCGCTTGCTCCGGATGGTCCTGCAACCGTAAGTAGGTTGTATCCTGCACCAGATGGTCCAGCGGTTCCTCCGGTTGCCCAGTCTAGAACGGTTGCATACCAATCTGCACTCGAACCCTGAGTTCCAAAAGCAGTTCCTTGATATACTACTTCACCCACACTATAGTTCGTGGTAGCACCGCCTGTTAGGTAGATGTTAAACGCTACATCTTCTGCAACACCCTCAACCTTATCAATGTCAGAGAATCCGGTGTCGAAATCTTCTTGACTATACTCAAAGAGTTCACACGAAAGTTTAAACGTGTACAGTTTTCCCATTTGATAAAATGGGTTTTCGTGTTCAACAAATTTAATTTCAAATAGACTGTTAGACAAAGGAAGGTAAATTAAATCACCTTCATTAGGTCTGTTTATGTTTGTTTCATGAGAAAGATTTTTCTCAAACACTTTCTTAGAAACAATAAATTCAATAGTATCTTTGATTTGAATACCAAACTTGGAAGCAAAATCCCCTTCACCCTCAAACCCATCGATGCTAGAGATGTACATCTCTATGTTCAAACCTTGTTCGAACTTTGAAATGGTATCTTCACCAAACAAGAAATCTTTATTTACAAGAGTTCGTGGAATGTAAATGACATCATGACCATACATTCGAATTGCTTCGATTGTAAGATCCTCGGCAAGATTTTGCTCTGATTTAACTTGATGTCTAAAGAACTTGTTTGTAGCCATTTATCATCCCACCATAAAGTCTGGAGGAAGTTCATACATTAGTTGGACGTTCTCCTCGATCTTGTCAATTTCGGTTTGTGCAGTTTGCATGATCTCTCTACCGTTAAAGGTAACTCCGCCTGGAAGTTGAATCCCTTCAAACTTAGAAAGGTTCTCACCCCACTGTCTTCTGAATAATTCAGTGACGTATCTCTTCAAGAGTCTGTCGTTGTAGATTTCGGGATATGTGTCTGGATCAAGGACAGCGTATGCCTCTGCAACTAAGAAGTCACCAACAACCACCTCTTCGCTCCAGTCCATGTCTACCTTTAGTTGATTGGTAACTCTACTGAATCTAATCATTTTCTCTGGGGAGAGAATGTCTTGAATTAACGAGAGGTGTCGTTTTGTGATATCATACTGAACCATTGATTGGTTGGGGTTTCTGAGTCCGTAAAAGTCATTTAGTGCCATTTGATATCGAACATCAAACAAATTTACGGTTCCTTCGCTGAACTGAAACAGTTTAGTCACGGAGATAACGCTGTCATCAACAGTGATGTATTCGTTGTCGATATCTGTCTGTGTAATTTCGTGCTTGAGATATGTTTTCTCTACACCATCAAAGTGGTACTCTGCAAAGAATTGAAGTGCATCATCAATTCTGTCTTCCAGTTGAGCATCATCTACGTTAATATCAATTACTGGCGCACCTAGTCGTCGCAAAGCGTATTCTTTTAGTGTTGATCTCGAAGATGGTTTAGCCATTTTGACGCTCCTTTTCCCTTATATGTATGTAACTAATGCCTGCAATCTTGATCTAGTTTAAGTTGTTGTTGTACCAATTTTAA